TCGCCAGGTGATCCTGCATCGTCGTGATCGCGTTGGTGATCTCGTTGATGCTGTTGCCGGCGGTCGTGCCGGCGGCCTGGAAGCGCTGCAGATCCTCGGCGCTGATCGCGGTCTTGTCGCTCAGTTTCTGCATTTCATCGGCGGATCGAAAGATCTCGGCCGTGAACTGCTTCAGCCAGGACAGCGCCGATTCGATCGACGTGACGAGGCCCATGCCGCCGGCGATTTCCAGCATCCGCGAGAAGGCGCCGCCCGTGTTCCCGGCCTCGTCCGCAATCTGCCGCAGGTTCGCCGGCACCTCGAGGCCGAGGCGCTGCATCTTGTCGGCGGCCTCGGCGGCCGTGCGCCCGACTTCGGCGAGCTCCTTCTCGGTGAGCAGCGCGAGATCGTCGGTCGTCTTGAACAGCCGGTTGATCTCGAGCCCCTGCTCGACGATCTTCGTCCCGGAGAAGCGGTCGGCCATCTGACTCAGCGACTTCCCGACCTTCTCGGACGTCTGCTGAAAGCCGTTCAGGGAGACGACCGCCTTGTCGACTTCCCGCGCGAACGAGGAAAAATCGGCCTCAAATTTCCCTGTGATCGCCATCCGGTACGCTCTCGTCCAGGAGCTCGATGAGGATGTCGTAGACGTCGGCCGGCAAATCGGCGACGTCCTGATACCGCCAGTGCATCGCGCGCGCGACCATCAGGTCGCTGACGACACACTGGCGAAGATAGGGTTCGTCTTGCGCTCGGCCTGGCGCCGCTCCTCGGCCTCGACGTGCGCGTCAATCGCGTCGCCGATCTCGCGGTACGTGTCGCTATCCTGCAGCAGCAGCGTCGCCTCCGAGAACGGCAGCGGCCGGCCGGCCTGATCGACGAGCGACCAGCCGACGACGTAGGCGCAGATCCGCGTCACGCCCATCTTGCGCGGATCGAGCTCGGTGGCACGGCCCGACGTGACGACGCCTTTGATCTGCTGGATGAACACCTCGCGCTGCTCGCCAGCGGTCAGCGCGCGTTTCACGTCGAGGAAATCGCCGTCGGAGAGCGGCAGCCTGACGAGTTCGGGGTCGACCATTCGACAGCGGCCCATGTTGGTTCGCCTCCAGTTATTGCAGTGACGGTCCCACGTACGCCCGAAACACGACCCCGTGGTCGGCGTCGTCCGAGACGCCGCACGATTCGATCGGCCAGCGCCAGGTGCGCCCGCCGGCGAGCGCGAGCTCGAACACCAGCGGCTGCGCGTGCTCGAGCATGAACGTATTCGCCTCGACGACGCGCGCGACGACGTGATAGTGCCGCTGGTCCTCGGCCCGCGTGATGCGGCAGTCCGTGAGCGCCGCGGCCGTGTGATAGACCCAGCGCACGACGCCGGCGGCGCCGCGGAGCTCCACTAGGTGGACGTCAGCGTCCAGTCGCCGGCCCCGGTCCAGTTCGCCGATCCGGTGATCACGCCGTCGACTTGCACGTTGATCGAGGCGTCGAGATACGCCAGCCCGCTAAAGAAGGCGGTGGCCGTCAGTGTTGACGGGACGAGCTTCAGCGCGACCGGCGTGTCGCCGAAGGCGATCGCGAAGATGTCGTCCGGCGTCGTCGTCGGATCCCAGACGAACTCGATCACGCCCTTCGCGTTGCGGAGCCCCATGAGCGTCTGCTTCGACAGGTCGCCGAAGCAGGTCGCATCGACGGCGTCTCGCGTGAAATCGCCGGTCCACGATTTGACCGACGCGACCGGCGCGTAGGTCGACGCACCCGTCGGATCGATCGCGACCTCGCCCTTGTACCCGTGTTGCCGCGCCATCACTCACCTCCCCTGCATCAGTCGCAGGACATCAGCACCCGGTAGTGTCCGCCCCGGTGATACCACTTGACCTTCGGATCGACGTCGTCGGTTTCCTTGCCGCACGGATCGCGCGACTCGCGCACGACCAGCATGGTCGTGTAGCCGGGCGCGGTCAGCGTCGCGCCATGCAGCAGCGCGTCGATGCGCGCGGCCGCCGCCTTCATGTCGGGATTGGTCGTCGACAACCCGACGGCCTTCACCGCATAGAGCAGGTCTTCCCACGAGCGACGATTGAACGTGTCCTCATCGTCATGCGTGATCTGCGACACGATCACAAACCGCGTCATCTGATCGGTCGCGACGTCCCAGTACACGCCGTTCGGCATCAGCGCCAGGAGCGTCGCGTCGGCGCCCAGCAACTTCATGATCGCGGCGTCAATGTCCGACGTATCCGCCATCTCACGCCCGCCGCACGGTGAGGCCGTGCTCTGCCAGCATCGCCGCGAGTTGGTCGTACATGATCGCGCGCCACTTGATCACGCCGCGAATAAACGTGAACGGCGGCGCCGTCTGCCCCCACATCGCGCCGACGTCCTTCCTGGCCTTCGCGCGGCGCGTCGTGTAGTGCCGGAGCTGCGACCCGTGGTCCCACAGCCAGGCGTGCGCCGCCGTGTTCTTGAGCACGGCGACGGTTTTAAACAGGCCCGGCTTCATCGTGGTACTGAGGCCGCGCCGCAGATTGCCCGTTTTGCCGACGTGATAGCCGGCGGCGATCTCCTGCTCGGCGCTCTGCACCGCGGCGTTGACGATGTCGACGGCGTCGTCCGTCAGATCCTGCGGCAGTGATCGCAGCGCCGCCTTGAGGTCGTCGAGGCCGTCCCACGTCAGAATCGTGCGGCTCACCGCGCGACCTCCGAGCAGAACGCGACCGTGACGACGTTGCGCTCCTCGGGATTCTGTACGCCGTTGACGTAGAACACGCGCCCGTCGTCCTTCGTGATCTGCGTCTGCGTCGTGATGCCGGCGTGGTAGTCGCCCTCGAGGATGAACGTGGCCTGCGTCACTGTCGTGCCGGCGGTCAGGCGCTCGAGATCGCGGACGGTCGCAGGCGTGATCGAGCAGTACCACGTCGGCGGATCGAGCGACACCGGCAGCCCAGGCACCCATTCGCCCGTGTCGGGGTTCTGCACGTTGCCGGAGCCCGGTCCGGCCAGCGTCACCAAATGCTGGCGGTCGCCGCGCATCAGCCGATCACCGGATCGCGGTAGAGCGCCAGCAACGCGCGGATCCGCGGCGAGAGATCATCGAGGCCCGCGTCGCGCGCCGGCGCTGCGCGGTCGGTCTCGTCGCCGCGGTAGGCGTCGAGCTCGCCGAGCTGCAGCAGGATCGCGGCGTGGACCCGTTTCGGCACCGTGGTCTCGTCCGTCCAGGTCGCCGTCACGGCCGGCCAATAGTCGGGATTGCTCTGGTTGATGGCATCGAGGATCGTCGCCTGCGCCGTGGCCAGCTTCAGTTGCAGGTCGGCGGCCCGCGGATCGGTGTCCGGCCAGGTGACGCGTAAATGGCCCTTCGCTTGGGCCAGGGTGACGAGCGTCGCCATGATCAGGGCCCGACGGCGACTGCCTCGGCCGCCGGCGCGTTCGTCGCGGCTGCGGCCGCCTGACTCGCCGGCGCCGGCACCTCGCGGCTCGCCAGGGCGTCGAGCGGGAAATACTGTTGTTGCAGGTAGGGCGAATCACCGCCCGGCACCGGGCCGAGGCCGAAGTACTTCCAGCGCGCTTCGTTCGGCGTCATGGCGCCGGATCCGATCGCGTCGTTCGCCGCCGTCGTCCGCGTCGCCGTGTCCATCCAGATCAAGTCATCGATGTCGAATTCCGTGCCGTACTCGGTCGGCAGCTCGAGCCCCTCATCGAGGCAATGCTCGATCGCCGTCATATGCGTCTGTAGACACTGGCTGTGGTACTGCAGTAGCGAGGCCTCACTGTTCGCATACGGCGGTTGCTGCGAGCTGTCGACCATCGACACCGGGACGCCGAACACGCCGGCGATCGTGTTCGCGGCCTGCTTCTGCTGTTCGGTAACCTGCGCGTCGACGGCCGTCGCGGTCACCGCCTCGTAGGTCGCGCCGCCGGTGAGGAACCGCGTCAGGCCGCGCGAGGCATCGGCGGCGGTCTGCTTCCAGAAGTCGACGACGCGCTCCGCTTGGTCCACGCCGATCGCCGCCGGGATCGACACGATGCCGGCCGGGCGCGCGCCGTTCGCGAAAAACGCCGTGCTCGAGGCTTGGATCTGCAGCGCCTGCCCCGCGGCGCCGCCGGCGGCATAGAGCGGCGGCACCCCGACGAGTGGATGAAACAGGCAGTTCCAGCGATCGTGAATCACTTCGCGCGCCGGCACGACGAGGCGGCCGGTCTCCTCGACGACGCCCGCCAGTTCGTTCGGTTGCAGTTCGTAGTAGACGGCGCCGTCTGGCGCGACGAGCGGTTTGACCTTGCTCGAGTCGAGCACGTAGAGCGCACGCACGACGCCGCGCGCGTCGCGGGTCTTGTAGATGTAGACGTTCGCGTAGAGCAGTCGCGCGATCGCCCACGCCTCGAAAAACTGCTGCGGCGTCTGATAGCGGTTCGGCCGGCGCAGCACCGGCGAGTACGCCGGATTACTGCTCTCGGTCCACACGCCGTCGTCGTCAAGCCTGACGAGGCGACAGGAGGTTTTGCCGATGTCGGTCGCGATCAGCGACACGCAGCGAAAGACGGTGGGATTCGTCAGCACCGACGCCGGCGTGAGCTCGTCGTTCAGTTGCCAGGCGCCGGTGTAGGGTTCGCGGATGATCGGGTACCACCCGCGGCCGCCGGCGATCGGCGACAGCGCCGCGGCGGGGGCCGCCTTCCCCCGCCACGTGATATCGAACCCGAGGACGCGCACGACTACGCCACCGGTTCGGCCGTCGCCGCCGGCGCCGGGTAGACGGCCGCGGTGAGGTACTTCACGGCGTTGGTCATCGTCCGTTTCCAGTTGATGAACCGTTCCGCGCGCAGGCCGACATGGTTGGTCTGCCACAGCGAGACGTAGACCGTCGTCGCGTCGGCCGGCGAGGCCGGCGCCGAATCCATCTGCAGCGAGGCCTCCTGCGAGGCGTCGATCGTCACGCCGCCATCGTCGGCATACAGGATCAGATTCGGTTGGAAGGCGATCACGAGCGCGCCGGCCGCCTGGGACGTCACGACATTGATGCCCTGGACGTTCCCGCCGTTCATCGTCAGGCTTGGGAACAGGCGATCACTGCCGCCGCCGCTGGTGTAGAACGACCACGCCAGCGCGTTCGACGGCGACATGATGATCGTCAGACCATCGACCGGAATGTTGTTCGTCGAGAAGTGGGAGATCAGCGCGAGCAGATCGGCGAGCGGATTGGTCGTGGCCGCCTGCGTCGGCGCCCCGTTCGTGATCGACGCCGGATTGACGCCGGCGACGGCCGCGACGGCCGGATCGATGAACTGCGAATCGAGGAACTGCGCGATTCCCCGGATCATGTCGTTGCGCACCAGCGTCTCGGCGCTCGGGTTCGACAGCTTCACGAGCTCCTGTGTCAGCACGATGATCCCGGCCGCCTTGGCGATGTCGAGCTGGACGCTCGAAAACGCGAGCTTGGTCACCGGTTTCGGCTTCGCCTCGCCGACCCACCCGTACGCGCCTCCGGCGGTCTGCGACGGGACTTTCGTGTTGAACGGCACCTGGCGCAGGTTCGGCACCTTGCCGAGGATCGTCGCCGGCCGCAGCAGGTCGATGAATTCACTCGAGATGTTCTGATTCACGAGCGGCCCGGCCCACGTGGCGTCAGTCGTGTTGCCGGCGGCGACGGCGGCCTTGAGATAGAGCGCGACCTCGGGCGTGTCGCGCCCCCATCGCTGATCCGCGTACTCGATCGCCTGGCTCCAGTTGCCTTTGTGGAGCACCACCGCACACGCCGCGCGGACGAATGCGGTTCCCGGCGGCAGATTCGATTTCACGACGACCTGGCTGTAGGGCCGCGCCGCGGCCGCCGGCGTCGCCGGGACGGGCGTCGCCGCGCTCCGGTTGATCTGCTCGAGCGTCCGCAGCCGCGCGAGATCGCTGTCGATGTTCTTCACCTCGAGCTCGACCGCGTCGTACTCCTCGGCGTCGGGACCGCCGGCGATCGTCAGGCCGGCGTCGTGCGCCTTGGTCTGAATCCCGGTGAGTTGCGCCACTTTGGCGGCCCGGCTGTTCTCGAGCGCGGTGATCCGTTCAGCGGTCGTCTGTGTCTGCATGGCGGTGATCCTTGTGGGCGCGTCGGCTTTGACGCGCATGATCCGAGCGTCCAGATTGGCCGGAATGGTCACGGCCGACAGTTCCCCCCAGAACCACTTGAGGATGTGCCGGCCGAACAGCGACCCGGTGATCGGCTTCCATTCGATCGGCTTGATGCCGACGGAGAGGCCGCGCACCAGGCCGGCTTTCATCGTCTGGTACGCCTCGTCCAGGCGCGTCTTGAGCGCGCCCGGCTCGTCGACCGTGGCGATCCGCGCCTTGATCGCGATCCCGGTCGGCGACACGCGCGCCTCGAACACTTCGCCGATCGGCTGCGTCGTGTCGTGTTGCCACAGCAGCGGAATCGGGAGCGTGAACTGCGCGCCGCTCGGTTCGATGATGTCGTCGCCGCGATCGGCCGTCGGCGTCGTCGCGATGCCCTCGAGCACGCGCGTCGCGTCGTCCGCGGCCTTGAGCTCCAGCGCGAGAATCGTGCGTTCCATGGATGGCCTCGCACGATACAGTCGAGCTCTTACGCGCGTCGATTTTTCAATGTGATAAATGGGGTCGGCTGCCGAATCTTGCGCCGGATGATCTCGGGAACACTGACGCCTTCCCGAATCGCAGACTTACAGAGCGCATCGAATTCACGCGCCGGCAGGTAGACCGTGACTTGCGCCGTCGGGCCGGTCGCGAGGCGAGGCCGGCCGCGCTTGCCCATTACCCCACCAGCACCCGAAACTCCGGCACCGGCGCCGCCGGCGTCAGCATGGCCGAGAGCGCTTGCAGAATGGCGTCAATCCCGTCGATCTTGTTCGGCGACTCGGGCCCCTCTTTTTTCGGCAGGATCGAATCATCGACCCCGCGCGTCACGACGGCGTTACTCGCCATCCATTTGAGGCACGCGTTCCCATCGTGGAGAAACCGTCGATGCCGCACGCGCGCCTCGAGGTCGCGCGCCGGCGGCGTGATGTTCTTCCGGTTCTTGTCCAGGATCGCCGCGGCGAAACCGTCGCCGGCGAGCGCCGACACGATCCCGGCCGAGCCGTACTGGTCGAACCGCAGCGCGACGACGTTGAACTGCCGGCACCAGGCGCGCACGTCGGCCTCGATGCGCCCGTAGTCGATCATGTTCCCGTCGGTCAGGTCGAGAATCCCGGCCTTCACCCAGGCGAGGTACGCCGGCACCGTGCGGCCGCGTTCGGCGACGACGTCCCGCGGCAGGTAGAACTTCACGAACGCGCAGATCGCCTCGCCCCGCTCGAACAGCAGCGCCACCGCCGCGATGTCGTCGAGCTGCGCCAGGTCGCCGCCGATAAAGCACCGCTGCCCCGCGAAGTCCGCGAGCTGCAGCGTCGGGTCCTCGCACGCGTCCCACTGCGTCATCGACAGCCAGGCCTTCGACGATTGCAGCCACTGCGAGCAGACCTTGACGCGGAATTCGCCCTCGAGGCCGGGCGTCTGTTGCGCGTCGGCGCAGTAACTGCGCACCCAGTCGAGCGTCGGCGTGATCCCGAGCATCGGGTTGGCTTTCACCCACACGCGCGCGTCGCGCCAGTCGTCGGCGTCGTCGAGCGTGTAGATGATGCCGAGGAAGTGATCGGCCTCGAACACCCGCTGCAGGACTTTCGTCAGGGTCGTGCGCAGCGCGTAACCGACCGACAAGAGGTCATAGCCGGCGGTCGTCGGACACAGCAGCAGCGGATTCGGCCGCGCGCCCTGCGCACTCTTCAACACGTCATGCAGCGCGAACTTCTGCGCGTGCGACTCGTCGAGCACGATGCAACTCGGGTTGAGCCCGTCCTGCGTCGAGGCCTTCGCGTTGACCGGTTTGATGACGCCGTCCGTCGTGATGATCGCGTTCGCGAGCGCCTGGGCGCCCTGGTCGCGGAGCCACTTCGATCGCCGCACCATCTGCTGCGCGATCCCGAAGACGATCCGCGCCTGCGATCCGGTCGTCGCGCCGCACACGACGCACGCGCCCGGCTCGTGTTCGCGCAGCACGTGAAACAACGCGATCGCCGCCATCAGTGTCGACTTCGCGCCCTTGCGCCCGAGCTCGAAGTAGACGACGGTGAACCGTCGCCGCGCCGGATGCGCGCGATGTCGCCACCCGAACAAGCACGTGACGAGGAACACCTGACACGGCTCGAGCTGAATCGTGGCCGTCGACCAACTCCCCTCGACGTGCGGCACGCGCTCGATGAACGCGCAGGCCTCGACCGCGTGCGCGTCGCTCCACACGTACGGCCAGGTCGGATCCGTCGCCGCGCGCATCGCGTCGCGGTCCTGCCGCTCGCACGCGAGCTTGACCCACTGACACGCGGGAATCCGACCGCCCAGAACATCGGCCGCGTACTGCCGCGCGATCGTGACGTAATCCCGCGACGACGGCGGCGCGACCCGTGGCGCACGCGTGCGTAACGCCGGTCGCTTGCGCTCACGACTCGGGCGTAATGTCCCGCGCCGGCGTTTTTCTTTGACCGAGAGTCGCTTGTTCAACTTACGGCTCGTCGCGATCGCGTAACTCTGTGGTGTGCGTGCGAGGCGAAAGGTGCGATGACGATTTGGTGCGATTCTGTCAGGAATTTGGCGCGATTCAACTGGATTCGTGAAAATCTGCA